TTTGCTTAGGTCAGCAAACGCACCCATATCTCCTGCATTTTTGGCAAATTCTTGTAAGCTACCAATTGCGTAACCAATACCAGCAGCCATACCCCCGATAACGCCGCCAAAGGATGTACCACTGTTTTTTAAACTATAGCTCAATCGGCCAAATGCAGAACTTAAATTTGCATTTTCCCCAATCAGTGTTTCACCGAAATTTTTAAAAGCCTCTTTGGTTCTTTTCTGTGCTTCTAACGCTTTTTCTTGTTCTTTGGTTAGATCTTTTTGTGCATCAACTGCATCATCAACTTCGTCACCAAGTTTTCTAATAGCCTTGGTAGCTTTATCAAGCTCTTCGCGATTGGCCTTTTGTGCTGGATCAGCTGACGCTTTGGCTCGCGGAACTGTTCCCGAACTTTTGCCGCCGCCAGATCCTTGTTGGCTGCGGCCAACAGAGTCTGTTAAAGACTCAAGTTTCTTATAAAACTTGTCCAACGATCTATCAAATTGGTCTTGATCAAAATCTGCCATTTGGTCCTTTTGCCATTAAAACACTACATAAATACATTTATGATATAGGTTCTATTACACCTATTTACCGTTAAGGATTAACTACATGGATAACTCAAACCCACTAAAAAAGCCAATTGTTGCGCCAGCAGCAAACCCATTGGCTCAGTACTATCGCAAGCCAGGCACTTACATTGAATTGCCCAGCGGCGGCCGCTTTTATAGCATTACACCAAAGCTAAGTGATACTAATGAACTTGCAGTGTACCCAATGACAGCAAAGGATGAGTTAGCACTAAAGAATCCTGATGCGTTATTGAACGGTGAAGCACTTAAACAAGTTATTGCTTCTGTATGTCCCGACATTAAAGATGTATCAGAAATCCCGGCTCCAGATATTGACGCCATCTTAGTTGCGATGCGTCTAACCAGTTATGGTGATGATATGGAACTTGATGTAAGTCACGGATGTGAAGCTAGCGAAGGAAAATCACAGCGAGTAACAGTTGGCTTGGGCAGTGTACTATCAACAACAAAGGTAATTCCCGAATCATTGGGTACAGTCACGTTAACCAATGGTGTTATTGTACAGTTAAAGCCATATACTCTCGAAGCGCAAAGCCGCTTACTTCGTGTACAATTTAATACTATGCGACAATTGCAGGGTGCAGAAGCAAATGAAAACTCAACGATCGAACAAAAAGCAGATATTGCTAATCGCGGGTATGATCAGTTGGTTGCATTAAGTCAAGACATACTTGCTGCAAGTATTACGTCAGTTACACTCCCTGACGGAGTAGAAGTAATAAATTCCAATCATATTCACGATTGGATTAAGAACTTAGATCGAGCAAGTAATGAGAGATTGGATGCCGAGATCAAAGGCTTTGGTAAGTTTGGTATTACACGTACATTAGAAGTAACGTGCGATCATTGTAACAACAAGTTTACCACTGACATGTTGTTTGATCCCACAAGTTTTTTCAACGTCGGCTCTTGAGTCTAGGCCTCGATAGAAACAAGATTAAACGTTTCATCGAGGGCATCGAAAACGAATCAAGAGCCGTAATCAAAGAAGTATCCATGTTAAGTGTTTGGGGTGGCATTAGCCCAGCAGAAATTTGGGAAATGACTCACGAAGAAAGAATGGTACTAAGTGAAGTCATTAAAGAACACACAGATATCATGTACGGCAAAAAAGGTATTGCTCGTCGTTAATGTTCATTTGTAATGTTTCTTTGTAGAGCGCAATGCGCTCTTGAATTTCGTATCGCTACGCTCTTACTCATTCAGTTTACTATAAACCTATTTTTTTAGATTTAACACGATTTAGTATGATACTTGTGTTGTTTCTTAACACATGAACTACATAATGAATACTTGACCTGATGCTTCAGTCACACTTAGCCCTTTACGGACTAAGATTAACATTTTGACCCGAAGTCCAATGCCACATTCAACTAAAGCAACTGTTACCAGTTAGGGCGGTCACGCTGTACCCTTTTACACTCATCTTATTATGACGCTACAGTATGAATCTAGTTGAACTCACGCATACTGTATGTAGGATGTAATTGTCAACAGAGCCTACTCTTTATAGCTTTACGTATACTAAACCCAGATCTTTTCAAGCAAGTGATCTACGTCCTGTCAAGGATAGTGGTTTTAGTCTCCGCTACTGCACGGAAGTTCCTTCCCCAGCGCAACCCTAGTGCCTGGTTTTATGGGTGTCATATATCGGCGACACAAGCCTATCAGTAGTAAATGAGTACGGGGGAGTTTAAGGGAGTTAGCGGTTTACGCAGGGAGTATATTGATTTATCTGCTGTACAGATGAGTTAACCGTGCAGTTAAAGTTTATTTTTAATATGATTTTTATGCACTTTGAGTGAGATGATGCCGTTGTAGTAGTCTGTAGATTCTAATACTTTTCTATCAAATTGTTCTTTTGCTTCTATGTAAGAGCATACTGCTTTTGCGTTGCAATAGTGCAGTATCTCTCTTTTAAATTTATCTGTGCCTAGTTGAGCTATGTCTGCTAAAAGTTCTACACTTGAGCCATAATATGTTTGCCAATCGGATTCAATCTGACTCTTGATCTTCTTCCGCTTTTTTGTACCATTTTTAAGTTTAACAACCCGGTATGTGGTTTTAGAAAACTTTGACAGCTTCTTTCCCACATACATTCGGTTGTTAGTTAGGTTTGTTATAAGGTACACAAACCCAACACAGTCATCAGGTAATGAGTCTACAACAGTATCGTTGTAAAACCACATTACTTTGGAGCAGCAGCCAACGCTTCTTTTTCAGCAGTAATTTCTTTACGGCGTTCTTTGATGGCTTTGCTCATTTCCTGTAGTGCTTTACGAGCACGGGCAGCAGCGGCCTTAACACCTTTGCCTGCGAACTTTTCGTTCTCAGACTTGTATGCTTCAAATTGTTCTAATAGTGTTTCATGAGTTGTCATGTTGTTTCCTTTAATTTTCAATTACCTGTGTATCTGCTTCTAGCATAGTGAATCCATTTTCCTTAACAACCATAAGCACGTTATTAACACGACTTGCTAGTTCATCTCGGTGTGAGATTAAGAAAATATTACGATTCATCTCTCGACCCATTGACTTTAGAACTGACATAGAGTGTTCAATGCCCACACTATCCATTCCAGAATCAACAAGCTCGTCAATAAACATCAAGTTCATTGGCTCAGTGAAGCTTTCGTACACATCTCTAAAACTCCAGCTCAATGCCAGAATTAAACGATTTCGTTCACCTCGACTCAAATTATCAAAATCGAAACTTTGTCCTAGTTGGCTAATGTCTACTTCCAAATCACTTTTAAATGTGACAGTGTGTGGTAGTTGTAGTTTGTCCAAATAGTAACCTAGTCTATGATTTAGATACGCTAAGTTCTGTTCAATAATTCGCTTTCGTACAAAAGAGTCTTTGCTGGTTAATAACTTTAACAAAAACTCTTGATGCTCAAGTAGCTTACTTACTTTGTTTATGTCGTCCCAGCTAACCAAAGCTAGGGCAGTATGTTTCATTGCTTCGATCTGTTCCTGGTAAGGATCTTCTTCTTGAGTCTTTAACTCAAGCTGCCGACGGATGTTTTCAAGATTATTCTTGTGTGCAGCCGCGTCAGTGACGTCTTGATATTTGGTCTTTGGACGATCACCTAGAACACCAATGCTACGAACAGCCATGTCAGCTTGTGCTAGATATCCATGTTCTTCACGAAGCGCATTAACTGTTAGATCCACAGCAGACTGTGCATCAGTGGCCATTTGGTCATGTTTCTCATCATGTACATCTTGACCACAACTGGGGCATTGGTGATCCTTGATAGAAGCCAGGCTCTTTTGTACCACGCCTAGTGCATCTTGTAGCTTCTTGACATTACTTTGACGAGTAGCTAATTCTTTATTGGCCAGCTTGAGTCGGTTCTCGTTTTCTTTGTAAAGGGCAACAGCACGGTGAGCTTCTAACTCTGCTTCAATATCAGTGTTTTCTAATTCTGAAATAGCAGCCACAAAGGTTGTTACATCAGATTCTTTCTTACTAGACCAAACACGACTGCGGCGCTCTAAATCATCGATGCTGGTTTGAACACGGGCATTGCTTTCTTGCAGGGCCTTGATACGTGACTCTTCATCTTTGATGTCGTCTTTACTTTTCTTAATGAACTCGCGAAGGATCTCGGCCTTTTCACTTAACTGAGTAATGCCAAGCAGTTCTTCAATAATATCACGTTGCTCACCACTCTTAAGACTTAAGAAAGGTTGTGTATAAGTGTTGAGCGCAACAAGGTGCTTGAACATTTCACTACTCATACCTACTACACGTTCAATTGCTTCTTGCGTAACACGATTTTCACCAGCACCTTCGTCTGTATTTGCTTCGTTAACATCTTGGTCGTCAACTAAGAAGCGAAGCAGGTTAGGCTTACGTCCACGTTCAATCGTATACTTAGATCCATTCTTTTCAAACTCAACAGTGACCAACATACCTTTGGCATTGGTCTTGTTAATTAAGTTTTCTTTACGGATGTTAGTTAGCGCATTGCCGTAGATAGCATAGGATAGTGCATTGACCATTGTAGTTTTACCTACGCCGTTGCGAGCACCGTCACCACCTAAATCGAGATTGTTACCAAGTACTAGCGTCAAGCCATGTTGGTTCATGCGAAGGCCCTGGGTAACATTGCCCACGCTCATGAAGTTTTTAATTGTAAGATTGTTAAACTTAATCAAACTGTTAGTCCCTGATAAATTTGTGTTAGAATTTGACGATCTATAACATCAGACTCGATTGCCTGGATCTGATTGAGCACGATTGCATCAACAGACTCAAATTGAATCTCCCCGCCTGTCCACTCGGTTGCGTGTTCTTCTTTCTTACCGGGAATAAGACTTAACTCACGCATGTTATAAGCTTCTGCCCATTGCTCTTTAATATATGTAGCTTCCTCAAATGAGATATCTACGTCAATTGTAATGCGGGCAAATGTTTGAGCATCAAACAATTCTTCATGTCGATCAATGGCCTGAGTCAGTGTAAGCGTTTTAAACTTGGGAGCCATTGGCCATGTGCGAAAATCTGGTTCACCACCGTGCTCTAAGAACATACAGCCTCGTTCGTCATCCCAGGCGTCTGCGTAGTTGTGCGGGAAGCAATTGCCCATGTATATAATGTTGCCTTTGCGCTGGCGCTTGTGAAAGTGTCCTGAAAATACAAGTTCCTGATTAGGAAAATGTCCAGCATTAAGTCCACCATGATCTGGCATTTCTACCATGGCGTTCATTTTAAAGCTAGGCAGTTCAAAGTGTCCAAATACATAGCGACTCTTCAGCTTTTTCATAGTCTCCCACTCGTCGCCTACTAGCCAAGGAACAATAGTCATGTCACCTACTGTCAATGGCTCATCAACAAGTACAACATTACTCAAATGCTTGGCGAATGGCAGCGAGTTGATCTCGCGCTTCTCACGATATGCAAGATCATGATTGCCCATAATAACATACACCTTTTCAAAGTTCTCCGAGAGATACTTGATATTGGATGTGGTGTAGTTTAATGTGCTTACGTTTACAGTGGACCGATTGTTATGCCAGTCACCAAGAAAGATGCATGTTTCAGCACCTTCTCGCTTGGCTTCTTCTACCATCCACTTGATAAAGTTTTCACAGTCATTGTTGTGACTACGACTGTTATTGCGTAGTCCAAAGTGAATGTCTGTGAAGCAAACTGCTTTTTTAAAAGATTGAGTCATCAGTTATTATAGCATTTCTTCAAGCGTGTGTCTACAACGGACCAGCTCGTCTTTAAGGAAAAGTTTTCGTTTCTTAAGAGTTTGGGCAACTGGCGTATCGTTTTGATGTTGTTGTTCAAGGATCAATAATTGTTTTTCAAGACTATCGTGATGGATCACTAAGTGATCAATATGTCGCTTTAAGCTATCTGGATGTTTCATGTTTACTCCTTAGTTAAGAATGGTGCAAGCTCGGGTGCCTTCCAACCTAGTGGCTTAAGGACCTTGCCATCTTCCCGCTTGCGGACCTTGCCTGTTTCTTTATCCACTTTGGCAAAGTTAGTCATCATAACTTCTTTCCAGCCGCCTTCGGCATTCATTCCTGCCGAATGCATAGCACCAATGGTAACAACTACAATGTCTAGCAGTGCATCAAGTGTCTCGACCATGTCAACTGGACCTACTTGCTCTCCAGTCTCTAAGTCGATACCTTGTGCTACTTGCAGCTCGTCGAATTCTTCTTTGATGAGTTTAAGATACATTTTGAATTGTGCTTGATTGCTACCGTCGACACTTTGGTCGCAAGCTCGCATGAATGTCTCTTGGTCACGGAACGGATTTGTCATTATGCTTCCTCGCTGTCTTCTAAAATAATTTCTGAAACTTCGATATCAGCATCTACATCAATGTCTAACTCAATGTCAGTTGCAGGCGCTTCTGTTTCAAGGTCAGCAGACGCTGGATCTTTGAGTGCATTAAAACGTTCAATGCCTTCAAGGTGTGCTTGTTGGCTTTCCATCTGTCGAGTCCAGCTTGGCATTTGACCCGAATCACATAACAAGTCGTCACGGATATCACGTTGACGTTTTTCTACGTTAAGCACACGAGTAAAACTGTTTGTAACTGCGGCAGTGTAATAAGCAAACGGGTTTTGTGATTTACCTTCGTCAAACTGTAGTGCAATTTGTGTTAACTGAATCAAAGCCTGGCCACGCATTTCGTCTACATAGCTATAGCCGCGCCAGTTGCTTCGAAGGCTGTAACGTTCGCATAGTTTCAAGAACATTGCACCAAGACGATTTGTAATCTGTCCATGATCTTTGCAAAACTCTCCAGTTGCTAAATCGCCTTTCCAATGACTACGAATCACTTCCCGCCAGGCACCATCTTCATTTTGAACAAAGTGCTTGAATGGGGGAAAGTTTACCTTGGCGCGATGATCAGCAATGCTCTTTGGATTGTTTTTACGTCCCGGCTCTAGTGGAATATGTTCAAATGTCATCATGCGGATAACAAGATCAGTAACTGGAATCTTTTTAGGATTTACTTCAAATTGATCTTGTTTTGGCTTGGTACTTGCTTTGCCCTTGGCAGCTTCCCATTCGGCAATAGCAGCTTGGTAGGCAGCAGTTTGCATCCTGGCTGCACGAGCTTCACGTGCCAAGTTAACAGCACCTTCGGGGCATGCTTTGGTCTTACGATTATGAAAACTCTTTAATTCGGTTACAATGTAATCATACTGTTCAAATTCTTTGCCCTCTTTCCAGCAGTAGTTCATTTTACTTGCATGGATTGCGGCCAAGATATCTTTGTTTTTTAGGTAAATGGTTGTTGTTTTTTCGGTCATGTGTAGCTCCTTGTGTTAAGTATAACATAGAGTTGCGGCCATTGTCAACGGTAATATACCTACTTTATAGAAACGGTAAATAGGTATGGAGAAACTTTTAATGAAGATCAATGAGCTAAATTCCCGCATAGTTGCAGTGTACGCTGGACGCTTCCACCCGTTCCACCATGGACATGCTGAAGTGTTTCGTGAACT